ACAGCACCTGATTTGGTTCTGCCTTAAATGTCATCTTTATATAATCATAGTTTCTTTCTGTCCAGTCGTTCTGATTCACTTCATCAATCCCCATATATGGATTCAGCACCTGGCTTTGTGTTTCATCCTGCAGAATCAAAACTGCCATTCCCCGCCCGCTTCGTTTAATCAGCGTTGCCGACTTTTTCAGAAACTCAATTACAATCTTTGGTGTGCCCATCCTTAAACCTCCTCTAATCTAAAAAACAGCTTATCTGCCAGAGGCTCCTGAACTTCCACAGAATCTTTATCAATAAAGCTGATACGAAATACATAATGCCCCACACTGTCTGTAATGTTGCTGCTGGCGTCCTGAACTGTAAAATATCTGTCCCTTACTTTAATAAAAGGTCTCACTATGCTGTCAATGTTATCCAGCATATCCTGAATATCGCGCCGTTTTGTATCCATTCCGCACAGATATGCAATATCCACAAGAACCGATTTTTCTGAAAGATTTCCTGCATCAAAAGTAGAAGAACCCTGCAGCTCCACCATAATCTGTAGAATCTGCTGGTCTTCACCAGCACTATCTACAGCATCCTCATAATTGCGTTCCTGCTGCAGGTCTTCTCCTGTTATGTACAAGACACCTGTTTTTTCCAGAAGCGCTGCCAGTGCCTCTCTAATTTCTGTGGTCCTTATCACCGCATCGCCCTCCGTAAATCCTCCAGCATAGCCTCTATATCCTGTTTCATATACTTTTGTTTGTAATTGTCAATAGAATTTTTCAGCATATGTTTTCCATGTGCAAATCCTGCTGTGCGTCCTCCTCTTACAATACGATGCCCGTTGTTTACATAAGCGGCATATTCTGCATCATTTAACACCCAGATACGAATATCCCCTGATTCCTCCACACGGAAAAACCAATGCCGTCTTAAGTTGCCTGTATCTACAGGTGTCAGTCTCTTGGCCTCTCTGACAAGCTTTAGACCAATCATGCGGGCGTGGCGCAGTACAATTGTCTTCTGCCAGCTGGTCATTCCTACAGCAAACATGGCTTCCAAATCTTCCAACGACCGCATCAGACCACTTCCTCTACTTCAAATGGTGTCTCTGCATGGGAAGCATACCGCATACTTCTTCCTGCATGTCCTTTATATGTCTGGCCTTCCTGTGTAGCCACCACTACAAAATCCCCAGCCCTGCACCATATATCAGGAGGGGAAAATATAGTGTAGCTGCTGTTTATCGTGTTCCTGTTATTTGCACTGTCCTTCTGCGGTGCGTTATTTGTTTTGACGCTTAACGCACACGCCGCATCTTGATAGACCGTTACTTCCTGCGGTTCTGTCTCATGTGTCTTTTTATTTTTCACATGATGTCTGCGTGTCACTGTCATTTTGTCCTGATATGTCACTGCCAGTATCTTTGCCTCCACGTTTTGCATTTCTTTTCTGTCCTTTCTTTTCTGACCTTTTTTCAGTTGTCCCCCTGTATTTCAGTTTTCTAAAGCTGTTCATTATTGCGCCCCCATCATCTTACTTTTAAGGTTCTAAAACCATTCATCGCTTTCATCTGCCTGTTCGTACAGTTTTCTGCTGTTATTGATGTGTTGTAGGTAATTTGCGTATCACCGCGCTTGATACTAGATACTGCACCAATGTTATCCGATGTTACAGTACCGTTCACAAGTTCCCTAACAAGATATTCCAGCTCATCTGGGCAGTGTTTCCTGTGACAGTATGCACAGACAGCGTTCATAGCGTCGTTAATCATTAACAGCAGGAGGTCGTCATTATCTTTGTTCTCTTCTGGTATCCCCTGCTTTATCTTTATTTTTTTTAACGTCTCATTCGTGTCAATCATCTTGAACCCTCGTTAAAAATCGCTGCCTCTGAAGGCTGTTCCTGTGCAGAATCAACCACTTCTATAGACTGCTGTGTTTTAGGAACAGCTATATCTTTTTCTATGGTTTCTTTTACTTCTTCTGTCTCTGTAACATCTTTCGCCTTTTTTACCGACTCATGAACTTTGTCAGTTATTTTTCTTCCTGGCGTTTTCTTTTTCTTTACTGGTTTGCTGACCGCTGAATCTTCTTTTATAGAAGATAAGTCCTCCTGCTGCACTGGTGTTATATCTTGATAGCCTTCTGCCAAAAGTGCCGCACGCTGCACATCTGTCAGTGCCTTTTTCTCCCTGTTCAATTTCCGCATAATATACATATGGCAAATCCTCCAGCTACTGCCTGCTTACCCTTATCTGTTCCCGCTTGTTTGCCTTTACCCACACATCATGATAACGGCGGTATGCAATAAACCACGCATCCGCTTTCTGATATGTGGCAGGATCTATAATCTTCATGTTGTCCTGCTTTGTCACTGCAATTACAATGCTTTGCGGCAGAATAATCCAGTTCATTTGTCTTGCTGCAGTTCCCTTAATAAAGCCGCCTTCTTTTTCTCCCTCTGCCTTCCCATCTTTAAAGATATAACTGTCCCACATTCTTGCAGAAGGAACAGAAACCAATGTACAGTTATCAATTGACTTTACTTTTGTGTTAATCGTTCCCTGCGTAAAATTCACTACTTCTACATTTTTATGAAACTTCTCAAGTTCCTCCAGCTGTGATTTTACCTTTGTATTGATGGAGCAGATTAACGGCATGTTCTCACCAACAATATCCTGCACTGCTGCAATGTCACTTTTTAGTGCCTGAAATAATGTCTTTGCATCTGGGGTATATGTTGTAATATTTGCTGTCTCAGCATATGCTGCAACTTTGGAATATCTGTATGCATCAATTTCTGGAACAACACTGCTGCTCTGAAATTCAGCAGCTACATTTGTTGCAGATGCCACAAAATTTGACTCGTCTACATCCATTGCATCAATTAAAAAAGAGGTGCTTCTGTCCATCTCCATTGTCATTTCCTCATAGGAAAGATTGACACTGCCCTCTGGATATCCATTATCCTTATCATAGTCTTTTAACCCCGATGTGCTCAATGTTGGTATCTTTACCTTGTTGCCGCCCTTATAAATAACATCTCCTGTGTTTTGGTCCATCCAGCCTGATGTCATCTCCGCCACTGCTTTCTGATCCAGCTTTGTCTGTAATAATGTTGCATACTCGATTGTATTTAACGCCATGTTCCTTCTCTCCTTTTATAATCCCATAATTTTATTCATCTGTGCTTCCATGTCACTGATGCTAGTACCACTGTCTCCGCTTCCAGTCTTAGGTGCCTTACCTTTCAGACGCGCTTCCACCTGAAGCTGCACTTCTGCGTCAATCGCTTCTTTTAACAGTTTGACATTCTGCTGTGTTGCCTCTGCATCAGCGCCGATTACCATGTCAACAAAACTGTTTGACAGCTTTTCTTTTGCCAGCATTCCTTTTGCATCTGCCTTAAGCTCACGCAGGGCAATGTCTTTTTCGCGCTGCTCAATATCTTTCTGGCGCTGGTCTGCCTCATATTTTGCCTTGTCCTCATCAGACATCTTTTCTTTTTTCAATGCCTCCTCTATCGCTGCCTGCCGCTCTCTTTCAAAATCTGCACGCATCTGTGCAATATAAGCGGCATCATAAGTCTTTTTTTCAGCGGCTTCTTTCTGTGTTTCTTCTACTGTCCCATCGTCTGCCACTGTAGTCTCCTGTGCCGTTGTTTCCTTTACATCGCCTGTTTCCTGTTTTGTTTCTTCACCCATAACTTTTCTTCTCCTTTACTCACTTTGTTATATGTTTATCCTTCCATTCTTCATATGTCATATCCGGCGGAATCGGATAAACTCCATTGTCATTTTCTGCCGTCCTCTGTATAACAGTGTTATCAAATGCTGTAGCAGCTGTTGTGCTCCTACAGTTTGGATGCATTGGCGGATAATTGATTCCTGGTACTGCATCAATTATCTTAAAATGCTTTCCATCTAAGTTTCTACAGACGGCACTGGTTCTTTTATCCAGTGCCGCCATATATTCATATTCTGTCACACCGCATTCTTTATAGGCGTCAAGTGACGCCTGCTCATATGTATATGCTGTCTCTGTCCTCACAAGACGCCTTGCATTGCTATAGGAAACATCAAGCCTCTTTTGTACTCTGCGTGCAAGTCTGCCTATATCTTCACCCTTAATCATTCCTGTCGTCAGACAATCCTTTAACTCCCTTTCAAGATTCTTCACATTTTTATAGATGGTCTGGGAAAAATTTGTGCGGTCTGACTGACTAAGCAGTGCCTTTTCCACTGCTGCTGTATTTATCCTTACAAAACCATAGCCAAAACCTGTATGATGCTGTATCTCATAAATCCCCTTATAATACGCATCTTTATACTGCTCATCAAGATAGGTATATAAACTTATCTGGCTGGTATCTTGCAGGTTTAATAAAGCTCTGTCAATATCTGCCTGTAAAAGTTCCAGCCTTGTTATATTTCCTCTGGCAGCAAACATCTTTATTTTCTGTTCGTGTTCTGTCCATTCCTGTTCCATCTGGTCCACAATCTCTTTTGGCAGGCTGTCTTCTTTATCCCGCAGTTTTTGCTGCAGTTCTACAGAACGCATACAGTATGATTCCCAGTCCATATCTTTCAATTCCGCCTGGGATATTTTCTTTTTTGCCTCCTGCAGGGTTATTCCGCTTTCATTGGCATACTTCTGATAAAATGCTTCTATCTCCCCCTGTATTTCCTCATACGCCTGTCTATACATTTTTTCCGCATGTTCCCTAATATAGTTCTCAGCGTCGTTTGTTGACAGTGCCTTGTCTTTTAAGTTTCTTTCCTTCCAGTACACATCACTTGACATTTATATTATCCACCTTTACATAGGGAAGCTGCTCATTCTCCATCGTTTCTTTTTGTATCCGCTCCATCTCTTCCCGCACATTGCCCACTATATTTTGTGGCAGTGCACAAAGCTGTGTCTCCTTTGATACAATGCCTTCCAATTTTCCAGCATTCTCAATTGTCTCTGTGTCATTGTCAATAAAATTGCGCTCATACTGTTGTTTTATACTGTTGGGATCATACTCCTTATTCTGCATCAGGTTAATATATGTTGTAATCATTTTGAGCATCTTATGCTGTGCTGGACGGAAACAGTTTTCTTTCATAATTGCAAGTTCCTCCAAACCAATCAGCTTGTATCGAATTGCAACTCCTGATAAATTTCCAGAAAAATTTTCATCAGTGAGTGCTGGAACCTGTGAAAGAAAAAAGAGATCTTTAAACAGGCGGTTTTTATAATTCTCCGCTGCGGCATCATCTGTCTTTTTCTCTATAAAATATGCCTGCCCTTTCTCATCCAAAAAGAGCAGTTTATTCTCACGCAGATTTTTTGCCGCTGTGCTTCCATCAGCCTCCTCCCCGTTCAGTGCATCCTCCAAGCCGCCTCCTGCACCAACTACCGCCAGATAGGCATCTGAAAAATAATCGGCATCGTTTGCACTGTTTGACTGGGCTTTATCATAGGCATCTATCACATCATAAAATGCCTCATAATCACCCATCAGCTCTTCATTATTTAAAAAACAGATAACTGGCACATCACCAAGCTTGTGTTCCTGTCGGTCTTCTAAAATCTCCACATAGTCAGCGACAGCATTTTCTCTGCGGTAATGGTATATAAGTGTTTCATCATACACATAAGCATGTTGATGCAGAAGCTTCCCATCAATATCGTAATCCTCTGCCAATCGAACTGCACATTCAAGATATTCCCCCAGTGTGTTTGAAAACACAGGAATAATATCTTCTGCATTTAGTTTCTTTATCCTAAGCTGTGGTTTCTCATCAATATACATTAACAGGAAACCAATTCCCTTCTTACTCGCTTCCTTAGATACATCAAAATTCACTGTATTGATATAATTGGCTGTCAGTATCTTGTCAAGTGCTTCCTGCAGTTTTTCATTCTCTGCTGTGTATCGAATTGGTTTTCCAATAAAATAGGCTGTTGCCATATTTGTCATATAACGCGCAAAGGCATGTGCTATCTTGTTATTGCTTTTCAACTCAGACATACTGCGGTTCTTAATTTCATTTCCAGCCTCATAATACTGCTGTGCCCTATAATACTTTTTTAACTCCTTCTTTTTAAACCTATTGATTAGTTTGGTTAAAAATTCTGGTTTCAGTACCTGCTCTTTGCTGAATTTATACATACTATACCCCCAGGGCTCTCTTTTTTCCTACTCTTGCCTTGCGTTTTCCCTTTACATCGCCGTTTATCATCTCAACAATCCCTGTTGTAGCATCCTCTGCGTCATCATGGTCATTTTTTCCTTTGCGCTGATATTTCTTCATATGCTTTGCATAATCCGGCCAGCGCTGTTCCCAGTCTTCTGGCATGATTAACTGGTCCATTACATTGGATGCATTGGTTAATATTCGTACTTTTTTTGGTTTGCTTTGGTGAAACCATGTCAC